GAGCGTCACCATACTTACTCCCGGCCTTGGCGACCAACTGGAAGTCCAGCAGGCGATCGCAGCTCATGATGGTGTCTTCGACCGGGATACCGTAGGCCAGATAATCCTTGACGGCCTTGGCAACCACGCAGGCGTTGTTGTTGACGTTGAACGCTCCTGCCGGGGCAATTCCACGAACGAGAACACCGCCCTTGATTTTGGGGTCGCCCTCAAAGGGAACTTCGACATAATTGTTTACATCTTTCTGACAGATCATCTTGATAAGGTCTTCCTCTAACTCAAAGCCGGTTCTGTCCTGCCACTCCTGCGTGATTTCCTGATACATAGGAACATCGCAGTCATCAAGGCTGACCATGATGCCATCGGTGTTGAGCTGAATGATCTTCAAGGTAGGGCAGTCCTGAACAAGATGTTCCGCCATTTCGAGCAACTGCAACTGGCCTGAGATACAGACCGAGCGCCCCATGAGCGGGTCATACAGGTCGTTGTAGCGGTTCAGCATGGCTCCGTAGGTGGTGTTCAGTACCAGCTTCAAAGCGTTCGCCGTAGCCTTGTCCCCGGCTCTCTTTGCTTTGACTCGCCGCTCAATGGTGGCGGCATACACATCGGGAGAAGGAATATTTCGGCTACAATAACCGTTCAAGGTCATCTGGTGCGGGTAGTAGCTTGCAACATCTTTGTTGCGGATAGAGCGGGTTTCCGTGGCTTCCTCTCGGTAACACGGGATAGCTCCGTGAATACCGCCGTAGGCGATGGTACAAGGACAGCCGCCTACCATCAGATCGAGCTTTTCTTTGAACACCACTTCGTCAGGAATACTCTTGTCCTTCAACCGTTCAAAGAAGTCGAACACTTCCTGCGGAATGTACTGACGAAGCAACTTCGGCGGATACTGATATTCCCGCTCGTCATAGTGCGGCTTTTGCTCTGCGTCAAGGTAAGCAGCGGTTAGCTTGGCATTGGTCATGTAAAGGGCTTTTGCAGGATACAGCCCCTTTTCACGACCCAGCGTGAGCTTACTGGACAGGTAGCCTTGGCGAAGATCGTCCAGCCTGTCAGTTGCGTCAACATCATGGCGGCAGTAGAACTCGACCTCTTGCTTCTCGTCCTCAGTCAGAGGACGGTCGATGTTAAATGGAACGGTGGTTTCACGAATGTCCATTCCGAGGTGCGCTTCGATTGCTTTCAAGGACAACCCCATCTGGCAATCGTCCATCAGGTCGTATTGATCGAAGAAAATCCCGCAGTCACGGAGAGGGGCGTACTCCCAGCCTTCGTGACCACCAACGATGATAAAATCGTTGACCGCCTTTATTTCCTCCGGCGTGAAACCTGAGAGAACTGCTTTCAGAATGAATTGGTCATAGTGCTTATTGTTGAACCCTGCCAATAGGGGTTCTTGGGTCATGAATTGTTCGACCGCTTCATTGTCATTCCAAATCTCGGTGCATTCTCCCGTGACCTTGTTCTTGAAGACAAAAAGCCAATCGTAGGCAAACACCTCGCAGTCGAAAATGAAAGGTTCAAGGTTCAGCGGTATCACCTCCAAAGAGATTATCCAGATACCTTTCTGCAAGGACTTCCTGAACACCCTCCATGATGTAGAGCATACAAGGGAAAGCCATGCCATTTCCCCACATCTTGTACTCCGCAGAGTCCTTATGAGGAACCAGCGCACACCAATCTTTCTCGAACCCTTGAAGGGAAGCACACTCGGTAGGGGTGAGCTTTCGAGCCAGATAAATGATTTCACCGTTCTCAGTCTGTGTGGGAACGAAAAGGGTCTGGTCGTTGTTGCATGAGAGTGTTGCGCTCTTATCTTCCTGTATCAAAGCACCCTTCCCACCGCCCTCGCAGCCAGAACGGATTTTCAGGGTGTACGGAATTGCTACAACGGGAGCTTGAAGCCCACTTGCGCCCGCTTTCAAAGTGGGCGAAACCTCTTTAGAAAAAGCGATACTTCCGGCCTTTTTACCAGCGCCGCCATTTGCGATTCCGACGTCAGCTTTGCACGGAACTAACACCAAATTCTCAGTCCCGCCTCCGTAATTACCACCAGTGGCTTTCAGAGTAACGGCTTGTTCCGTGGGTGCATATTCATCATAGGAAGCCTGTCCGAAGCATGGAACAAGAACTAAAGGGACATTACCTCCCCCTGTTCCCATTCGTCCAGCGAGGGTTTGGACGGTGTTATCGGGTCTGAGGGACACTCGGCTGTCTTGAGCGTGGTTTTCGACTGCATAAACACGATAGTGTTCAACAGGGCTTGTTTCAGAAGCGGGTCTAATGGTTTCCCCCGTTCTCCTGACCTTCTTAAAATCCCTTCGCAAGCCCTCACGCTCAAATAGTATCTGTCCGGCACATTGACCTCCAAGATCGAGGACAACGAAGACACGCTTGCGTCTTTGGGCAACTCCCCAACCTTGCGCATCAAGTCCTCTCCAAGCGATAGAGGAATGATCTCCCAAGACGAATCCAGTGTGTGGCCATTTTTGTCGTCCTTGCTTGTCTTCCGCATATCGAGGAACGCTATCGTTTCCCTCGCAGATTTTCCAGAGAGTTTCAATGACTGTTCGGAAGTCTTCTCCCTGTGTCGAGCTAAAAGCTCCATAAACATTTTCTCAAATGACGATTTGAGGAAATCTTCCATTGGTAGCACACCTCATTTCCTGAATAACTCGGATTGCTTCAAAGAATAGAGAAGACTCCTGACCAGCAAGACCCTTACCATTCCCAGCAATCGAGAGGTTTTGACACGGAGAGCCGAAGGTGATAACATCGACCGGCTCGATTTCTGCGCCGTTCATCTTGGTAATATCGCCAAGGTGAACCATCTTGGGAAAACGGGACTGTGTGACAGCTTTTGGGAAAGGCTCAATCTCACTCGCCCATGCCGGGATAATACCGACCGCAGAAGCGGCAAGAGGACAAGTCCCGCTACCATCAAACAGACTACCTAGCTTCACTTCGACACCTCCTGTTCGATGAATTTACAACCGCACTTGCGGTAGGTGGTGCACCGCTTCTTATAGCTTCGCACGAGGTACTGGATACCATCGTCCACATAATCGTAGGCAATCGGCTCACCCTTTCCCGCGAAGGTACGAGCGATACGACCAATGCTCTGAGTTATTACAGCGTAGTCTTTCTGCGGCGTAGTCAGGTACAGCCGGTCGAGCCGGGGAATGTCCAGCCCCTCTTTTGCCAGAGAGTAAGTAGCGAACAGATACCGCTTGCGTCCCTGCCGCATTTCCTCAATGGCCTGCTCCCGGAGAGCCTTGGCTTTCTTCGTGGTCATCTTTCCATCAATCATGACCGCCTGTTTTCTCAGGTCGGACGGAAGATGGTTCATTAGGTTCTCCAAATGACTAAGCCTATCAGAAAGAATAAGATTGTAGTGATCTCGATTTTCTACAAGGTCAGTGACAATCAGGTTGTTCCGGGGATAATTGTCAGCGAGGAAATTGACCAACTTAGCGTAAATGATCATACCGTCCGTGTCTAAGAACTCACGGCTGAGTCCTTGATGTGTGGCACGGGGTAGAACGCTGACGGTCATGATCTTGTCTTTCACCGCTTCGTCCGGCACCTGATAGGCAATCCCGCCCAGCAAGGCATAGGTGGCGGCAATCATACCGTCTGCTCGATGAACCGTAGCGGATAAACCGTACTTGTGCCGAGCTGCCAGAGCGTTCAGCACCTTTGAGAACTGCGTCATGGCGGTCGGGGTTCCGGCTACACGGTGACACTCGTCCACGATGATACAATCCCAAACATCACGGTACTGACTCAGATCGAGGTTGCACATGGTCTGCACCGTTGCGAAGGTGATTGCCTTACCGATTTGAACCCTACCTTCGGTGATCGTGCCAGTCAGAGAAGGACTCATGTACTGCTCCGCTCGGCTTTTGCTCTGTACGAGCAAATCCCGTGTATGGGTCAGCCAGAGTGTCCTTCGACCTGTATCTGCCGCAACAGCAATTCCGATCTGCGTTTTACCGCACCCCGCAGGGGCTTGAAGAATACCGTAGTAGGCAGTTATCAGGGCTTCCTTGGCTTCCACTTGGTAATCATAGAGCGGGATGGTGCAACCGAAGTCTACCTCGGTCGGTGTAGGAAGATTGACCTTCATGTGGCAATCGTCCATCGACAGCACATCGTTCAAACACCCGTAGGGAAGAACCAGTGTGTCGCCGTCCCATTGGAACAGATACAACTTCTCAGGAGTATTGCCTGTCCAGAAACCCATACGTTTTTTCTTGATGTATTCGGGATTAGAAAGGATGAGCTGCTTCTTACACCATGCAATTAACTGCTCAGACGGGTTTTCAATTCGAAGCTGGTTGCCAACAGTTACTTGCATAGACTCACCCACGCATCAAGGGAAATACACATCATTCGAATATCCCTTTCGTTGAGTTGCTTAACACCTTTCGCGGCCAAATTATTGAGTGTATAGAGCGAAATGAAGTATACATCTCCGTCTTTCAGCCTCAGCGCAAACCAGCCGGTGCCGTTACCTGTAGCCTCCCACAGTGTCATTGCAGATCGCTGATTTTCTTCGATTCGGCTCAGGCGAAAAACATCATTCTCACACACCTTGCAATCGATCGGGTGGGTTTCTCGATTACGAGAGGCAAGCACATCAAACGGCTGCCCTTGTGCGTTTTGAGCGAGATTATGTGCCCAGAAGCCCTTATTGGACAAATATTCACACAACGATTTTTCAAAACCGTTGCCGACTTTACGATTGACGTTCATTTACATCACTCCTTTACAAGTGAATATTTCCGATATATAATCGGATTGAGCTTTTACGCTTGCCGTTGATGGAACTGGTACTTCCGTCAGCGGCTTTTTCTTTGCTTCGACTCCGAAAGACCGTACAGCTTACCGAACAAGCCAAAACACACAAGGCTAACCGCCATATGAATTGCACCAACACCCAGCGTCATTATCTCTTTTTCGATAGAACCGACTACACCCAGAAGGTAGAAAAACGAGAGAAACGCGAGTGCTCCAAAAACCTTTTTCATGAAGTGACCTTCTTCCATATGTACTTCTTGCCGTATCGCTGTTCGTACCACTTTTCAAACTCGGCTCGGTGGGCTTCGTCCTTGAAATATTCTCGAACGCGCTGAGCGACCAGTAGGCTTAATGCGCTTGCCTGAGCCTGTTTTTCGGGGACGAAAACACTCATGATACAATTTTCGCCTCGTACTCGTTCAAAATATCGAGCGAGCGACGCAGGATTTCATCTGCTTTTGGGCCAATACGAGTGCCGGACAGCGTTGCCGACATTTCAAACTTGTCCGTGAGCAGCCCCTCGTCCGACAGGCGATGAATAAGCCACGCATAGGTGAGCGTAAAGTGAGAAATCTTATCCCTAATCTGTTCTGCGTAGGAAGAACGATCTCTCATAGACAACGGACGGGAAGTCTCTGCCATCGTGCGACCTCCTTTCATGTAGATTGCAACTTTAGTTGTAAATAATCCTTGCAATCGGAGGTCGCCTATGCTACAATCAGTTTTGCGAACGACAATAGCATTGGCGATGCCCCGATTATGAAGGAGCCGATTTCCTTTTGCGAGAAGGGAGTTGACCCCTCGGATTACTGTTGCCTTTATTAACTTTCGTTGTTGTAAGTTGAGTATAGTCCCGTGGACGGGATTTGTCAATAGGGCGATAGTGATTTTCTGAAAAAATTCCCGTTGACGGGAACGGAGGAAAACACGATGACTTTCTATGAACGGCTGACCGAACTACGCAAAGAAAAGGGATTAACTCAGAAACAGATTGTTGATGAACTCGATCTCGGTAAAAATTCCTTCGGGGATTGGAAGAGAGGGATTATCCCTGTCCGTTCCACTCAGCAACTTCTTGCCAAATATTTCGGAGTATCGGTTGACTACCTTATGGGAAAAACTAATAACCCCATTCCTAATACGGAAAAGGTAGGCACCTACATTCCGTATGAAAAACGGGGTTTGCGTCCAGTCATCGGTTTAGCTTCGGCAGGAACAGGGGTGATCGCAGAAGAAATGATTGTTGGTTGGGAAACAGTTGAGGACGAATACGATAACGACAACTGCTTTTGGCTCGAAGTATCTGGTAATAGCATGGCACCGAAGATTGATAATGGCGATAGAGTGCTTATTCAGCGGGACGCAGAAATCGAGAGCGGCTGTATTGCCGTGGTCGTGGTGGACGGTACAGAAGGGTTTTTAAAACAAGTCGAGTTCGGTGAGAATTCCACCTCGCTTCACTCGTTCAATCCGTATTATCCCGACATGGAGTTTGTAGATGCCGACCAGAAACGTTTGCACTTTATCGGTCGCGTCCGGGAAATGAAGCGGAGGTTCTGATATGCCTCAGAAGTTTAAAATCGACCTCTCTATGCTGACCCCAGAAGAACAGCAGCAGTTTCGTGATGACCCTACCACCCTGACCAAAGGTGAAGTTGATGTCGCTTTGTACCTTCGGTTCAGTTCGGAACGGCAGAAGGAACAGTCCATTGAGGGTCAGCTTCGAGACTGTATTGCGTACTGTAAGCGCAAGAGCTTCCGCATTGTCGCCATTTATGTTGACCGTGCTACTACTGCTCGGAAAGATGTAGAGAAGCGAGTCCATTTCCAAGAGATGATTTCCGACAGCGCTCATCATCTCTGGAACTTCGTGGTTGTGTGGAAGCTCGACCGCTTTGCTAGAAATAGAGAAGACAGCGCCGTGTTCAAAATGCGGCTGCGGAAGAATGGAGTCCGGGTCAAGTCCGCAACCGAAACAATCTCTGATAACCCCGAAGGTATCATCTTGGAGTCTGTACTTGAAGGTATTGCCGAATACTATTCCGCAGACCTCAGCCAGAAGATTACCCGTGGTCTGAGAGAGTCAGCCATGAAGGGTCATTGCGTTGGTGGTCATGTCCCATTGGGCTACAAAATCGAAGATCATAGACTTGTAATAAATCCGGAAACTGCCCATATCGTTCAAGAAGCATTTCAACTCTACGCCAACGGCGAGAGTGTGGCTGAGATTTGCCGTATCTTCAATGGCAAGGGTTATCGTACTGCCAAGAACTCGGAGTTTAACCGAAGCAGTTTTAAATCCATATTCAAGAATGTGCGGTATATCGGAACATACATCTACAAAGACATAGAGAAGGAAAACGCCATTCCAGCCATTATCGACAAAGACCTCTTTGAAACGGTGCAACGGCGGCTTTCTTTGGCCGCTGACGCACCTGCAAGGGGTAAAGCTAAGGTAGATTACCTCCTGTCCGGAAAGCTGTTCTGCGGGCATTGTGGAGCCGCTATGCACGGGGAAAGCGGTACGAGTAAAACCGGAGCTATCCACAACTACTATACCTGTTATTCTCGGAAGCGGCGAAAGGGTTGTAATAAGAAACCATTAAAAAAAGACTTTATTGAACGTGTTGTAGCCAAAGACGCTATGGCGCTACTCACCGATGATGTAATTGAAGAACTAGCTGACATGGCTATGTCACAGGCGGATAGGGACTTGAAAGAGAACACCCGTATTCCAGAATTGTCCGCTAGACTTACCGAGATCGAACAAGGTATCAACAACATCACCAATGCTGTTGAAAAAGGAATTGCGTCTGACGCTCTCCTGAATCGCCTGACTGAGTTGGAGAAAGAAAAGAAAGACCTGACTTCTCAACTTCGGGAAGAAGAAAAATACATCTACCGAATTGACAGAGATCAGGTGGTATTCTGGCTGACGAAGTTCCAAGGAGGCGATATAGAGGACGAGGATTGCAGGCGGCGTATCATCGACCTTCTGGTGAACTCCGTGACAGTATGGGACGAACCTGACGGATATAAAATCACCACTGCATACAACCTCACTTCCTGCAAAACCAAGACTTTCCGGGTCAGCAACAACGCTGACTCTCCTTCTGGCGGGGGGTTCGGATTTGGGGAGCTATCGTCCACCAAAGCAGAGCCAGACGAACCGAGAGGTCGCCTGGCTCTGCTCCTATCTCTGCAATCTATATGGTCGGCGGAGTCTTCGTTTTGGTCTGTCCGCTCGACGCGGAAGAATAAAAAAGAGGCTACTGCACAGGATTGTTCCTGCGCGGTAGCCTCTTTGTGTTTTTTCATAGCCATAACGGATTTCGTTATAATCTACCAAAATCCAGCGAGATTCTAAAATCGTTGTTAGAATCTACCGTAAAGGAGCATGGCTATGATTAGGATTTTACTGTCCACCCGGCTTGGCGAGCGGAGGTGGTCACAAGCTGACCTTGCAAGGGCAACAGGCATTCGACCTTCGACGATCAATGACCTGTACCATGAGATCGCAGAAAGGGTAAACCTGGAGCATCTGGATCTTATTTGTGAGGCGCTGGGGTGCGAGCTGTCAGACCTGATGATCCGAGAGGAAAACAAGGAGACCAGAGTCAAGACGCGCACCGGTGCGGATATACATAGCAAGCGTTAAGCCTGCTCCGAGGCCTCGGGCGTTCATTCGCCCGGGGCCTTTTCTTATATCTCCTCGCCGTCCTGTGTGACAAAACGGATTTCGACTGTGCAGCCGAGCGCAGCCGCCAACTCCGTGATGTCTTTTTCCGTAAAGTTCCCGCGCGTCATTTTGTTGGACAGGTTTTGCCGCGTCTGTCCTGACGCCTCAGCCAGATCGCCCATCGTTATTTTCTGCCTTTTCATGATCAGGCGAATCTTTTCGGCAACAGAGAGTCCCATACTCTCACCTCCTCACTCGTACTATACACTAAAATGTGTCGCTTGTCAAAAACTTTTTTACGATTTCCACGAAAAAATGCAAAATAACCGTTGACAAGTGACACGAATTAGTGTAATATAGTTCTTGTAAGGGAGAGGGACAAACCTCTCCGGAAAGGAGGACAGGCCGATGGACAAAGCAAAAAAAGAAGCCCTGCAAGAGCTTCTGAGGTTGCTGGCTGATAATCCCGATTTAGCCGACCGGATTACAATCACCATCAAACCTAACAGCAAGCCCCAGCAGGGCGAACGCCAAGAGACCTAACCCCGGCGCGAGGGGGAGCGGGAAAGCTCCCCTCCCCCTCAGTATAAAGCACCGAGTGTGAAAATACAAGGAGGAACGCAAGATGAAGATCAATATCACCGATGAAATCAGGCAGGAGATTTTGGATATGCTCAACAGAGATACTGCAAAGGAATACTTTGAAAAACTCCGCGACACGGAGAAGAACCCCACTCGCGGGCAGGTTTACGCATACCGGAGCTGGGAGCAGAGCACGGAAGACCGAGCCGATATGTTTGAGGTCAGAGCGCTTCCATGGGGCAGTCAGATTAAGGACGGCGTGATGAAAGAATTCGTTGCTGCATTAACCGCAGCTGATATTGACGAGATTATCGTCACAGATCAGTCCACCGCGCTCATGGAAAGTGTCCACGCCTTGGTAGCCGAGGGCGCGTATCTGGAGGGCGTCGGAACTGTTACCCGCGATCCGCTGCACGATCCATCAGGCCGCCGCGAGGTCAAAGGGCTGGTATTCAGATTTTGAGAAAGGAGCGCCGACAATGAAAAAGCTGATTTGTTCTACTTTCCGCGAAGGTTACGGCATCGACCAGATCCGCAGAACGATGACGGCCGGCGAGCTGATTAACTTCCTCGCCCAGTACGATGAAGATACGCCGGTCTATCTGAGTTTTGACAACGGCTACACCTACGGCGGCATTACCGAGGGCCGCTTTGAAGAAGACTATGGGGAGGAGGACTAACCATGAACAAGATCCGCCGCAAAAATTTGCAAAGCATCATCGACCAGCTGGAGGAGCTGAAGGGCAGTCTCGAAGATCTCCAGGCCGAGGAGGAAGAGTACCGCGACAATATCCCTGAGAATATGCAGGAGAGCGAACGCTATGAAAAGGCAGACGAGGCCTGCGACAACCTCTCCGAAGCCGTAGATAACCTGGAGGAAGTCATCAGCAGCATCGAAGCTGCCATTGAGTGAAAGGAACGAGTATGGACGATAAAATCATCATCGACCGCATGGATGCGGAAGAATTTCTCTCGATGCTCATGGACGCCGCAATGCAGGGCGACAATGTGACCCAGTATTACAGCACCACGCAGATCATCGAGAACATCGCAAACGAGTTTAAGGATCTCTGCAAGCTGTGAAGCAGAAGCTGACCTATCGGCACGACGGGGAGAAAGGAGCAGCTATGACCTATCTCGAAATCCTCGGCTGGGCCCGCAAGGGCGTCATCGCCGAAAAGGAAAACTATCGCCAGATGCAGGAGAAGGCTTTGGAGGGGCAGGCGCACGACATAGCCGGTCATTGTCAGAAGATGATCGACGAGTTAGATGTCCGGCTCGCTACCCTCGACGAGATCGAGGAACTGCACAACAGAAAGTGAGGTACACCATGGAGAACAGGTTTTGGACGGTCACCTATCGCAATCGTGACAACGGCCAGCGGATCACCGCCGCCGTATTCGCAGCAGATCAGCAGCAGGCGCAGGAAAAGGCTCGAGCCGATGGTCGGATCGACGGCCGCGATGTATGGGAAATCGAGAGCATCGAGCCACATGAGGAAACGCTGGCGCGAGTTCTCATTGCTGAGTTCAGCAAGAAGCAGCAGGGCGGGCATTTTGCCTGCCCCCGCTGCGGGAAGATGACGATGGACTCGGAGAGCGTCACGCACAACGCCCTGAGCCGCCGCGCCACCGTCTATATCTGCGATGCCTGTGGGATGCAGGAAGCGCTGGAGGACATGATGGACAGCCGCACCCCGCTGACCGCATGGGCTATCGTCGCCGCGCCGGGAAACTGGCGCATGGTGGAAGGAGGCAGTGAGTGTGAAGCGTGACGACGAGCTGATGTTCTACACAGAGTGCTGGCGTGAGCTGCGAAGCTTTCTATCAGAGGTCGTGCGGGATAACACAGGCGAATATCCTTTCGCGCAGGATGTCTTGAATCTGATGCGCAGTATCGAACGGAAATATGAGAGGTGCTGATATGAGCAAATCTTGGACGCCCGAGGAGCTGGCTGCTGCCAGTGCCGCGATGAAAGCGGAGGGCCACATGAGCTACGAGGAGTTCTGCGCCGCGCCAGTGTTGCGGCTGGAACACAGAGGCCGCGACAGCTGGGATCGCCCCGTCTACGAGTGCGATGGTCGGCTCTATGTCGATGTCGACCCGCGCCGGAGCAGACCTGCAGACATCTGCACGAAGCAGGGCAACGCCTTTGACGGCGAGCCCTGCGACCCTGTTCCAGAGGGAACGATCATTGAGTTCGTTCCGGAGCGGGATACCTGGGATTTTTGAAAGGAAAGCGCAGCGGCCACGCGCAAGCACCTCTCTCGCCGCCGTAGGCGAGTTGCAACACGCTCTTTGCATCGTGGGAGGGTAGACGCACACCCAAGCCGCAAAAAGCGCCACAGCGCCCCGTAAACGCGAAAGCGCCGGAAAACAGAAAAAGCCCCCTCGACAGGACGGTAAAATCCTGCGAGGGGGCTTTCATTGTGTGGGCGGTATTCAGATGGCGGGGCTGTCGATGCTGCCGTCGTCCTCCGTGTCGGTCCGGAAGTTGTTTGCCTTGGCCGCCTCAAAGGTGATACCGCCACGCTTGTGGTCGGACTTCGCAAGCGAGAGGTAGCCGTTTGCTCCGGCGATGATGATCGCCTCACCAACGCCGGTGGCGGCGGTAAGCCATGCAGCGGCGGCGGTGTAGCCGCTTTTGATGCACAGATACATGAGGAACAGGCATTCTTGAACGATCAGCAGACCGGCCAGCATCGCCAGCAGGCACACGACCTTACTCCATTCAACCTTGCGCTTCTTCGCGGCTCTGCGCTTGCGCTTTGCCATCAGCTCAGCCCAAACTTCTGGGCGAAGCGGTAGAGGACGGTCACCAGCTGCTCGCGGGTCATCATGTCCTCCCACATTCCGTTGAACTCATCGGAGATGCCGCCGCGAATGATGCCGTTATCCACGGCCCATTTGCGCGCTTCCTCCGAGTAGGCGGAAGCATCGTTGTCCTGAAGTTCCTTGCGCATCTCACGCCAAAGCTCCTTGAATTTGTTGATATCCATATCGTCATCCTCCTCGTCCATGCCTGCGGAAAGCTGGGCTGTCACCTTTTCGGCGAGGTCGCCCATGCGGGCGTACATCCAGTTTCCGGGGCAGCTTTTGTTGGCAAACCAGCGGTGTACGGTCAGCACCATCTCGTCCGGTGCAGGGGTGTAGGCAAGCGTCTTGTCCTTATCCTCCAGCCAGAGCAGCTTGGTCTTGCCGTTGCGCTTGCAGATGTCGACGCAAAGCGTAATGAGGGACTGATAGACCACATCGCGGAATGCGTACGGCTCTGCACCATCGGACGCACATTCGATAGTCACCGCCCGCTGGTCGTTTGCATTACTGGAGGAACACCAGGATCGGTTTTTCTCCTCGACATACATACCGATGCGGCCGTCCGCGCCGATCCCGTAATTGCAGCTCGCCTCTCTGGAGGCAGGGAGAAAGATATCTCCCAACCGCTCCACGCTGCACTGGCCCACTACGCAGTGTGGCGTGATGCGGTCGATCTTACGGGTCCTCTGCCCGGAGTGATTCGGGCTGAGCTTTGTGTAGCTGACAAGAGGGCTATTGCTCATAGGTTATTCCTCCTCGGGGGCGGTATGGTCTTCCTTGCCCTCACCGGAAGGCAGCGCAGTAGGCGCCGCGTCCGCCCCGGGTGTCGCGGTAGAGAGCATATCTTTCAGCTTTTTCAGTACATCAACGGCATAGGCGGTAAAGGCTGCCAGCATGGCCAGCGATACCGCTGTCATCAGGTTTACGGTCTGCCCATCGACCTCCACCACCATCAGATCGGGGTTAAGGTATCCGGCGAAGTAGACCGCAACCAGCGCCGCTGCCACAACTGCACTCTTGATGCAGCCGTTGCGGAACTTCGTCTGATCCC